ATGACGACGAAACGTAAAATCCAACCGATGACCGACGCCGAAGACGCGGCGATCACGCGTGCGGCGCAATCCGATCCGGACAGCCCGCCGCTCACCGATGCCCAACTGAAGAAGATGCGCCCGGCGCGCGACGTGCTGACGCAAGCACTTGGGAAGGAACGCACCGACGCTCTGCTGAAACGACGCGGACGTCCTGCGTTGCCGGAAAGCGAACGCAAGGTGACGCTCAATATGCGAGCCGACCGCGATGTGGTCGATGCATTCAAGGCAACCGGTGACGGCTGGCAAACTCGCATGAACGATGCGCTGCGCGAGTACGCCGAGTCGCACCACTTGCTCTCGGCATAGAGAAGTCCATTTGGAAGCAAATTGGCGAGATGATCGCTGGTGGCAAATTCGCCCCTCCGTCAATTCGCGCTCGTTGGGACGTACACGCGTGTGAGCCAAACATGCAATGCCCCTCGCTCGGAGAAGCGAAGGGCATTTGCGTCAGTACAGTGACTGGCGTCCAGCTATCGGGGAGCCTTCGCCGACCGGCCTTCGAATGGATCAAACGCTAGCTGGCGATGAATTCCTTCGACAATTGACTGATACACAGCGGAATAATCAGTTTTGTCATCGTCAACCCGAGGCGCGACGATAACGCGGTCCATTTCCGGCAAGTGGACTTCCATAGCGTCCGGCAACCACTTGAGCCCAATAAGACTACGATAGACCGACTTCGGCCACGAGTTGGCATCGTGTTCGACGGCGAGCGACAGCCCAAACCAGCCGACAAGGTCGTCGTCAAGGCGAGAAATTAACATCCCCGAAGGTTCCTCATATTGCCCATCTTGCCAGGCAAGCAATCGAACGTAGGGAACTTCACCGTCATCGGTGGAGTATTTTCCAGTCGGGGACTCCACATATTTTGAGAATCCATCTCGCAAATGACGGGTCTGGTCATTTAGCTTTCTGAAGAATTGGAGCTTGCGTCCCTCGCTATTTGAGTACGCACCGCACAGTTCACTGAAAATCCCCACAGGTCGACTCCTAATGGTTGTTAAGGCGTACATATTACCCCGCCGTCTTGTCGCTGCTCGCGAGTGCATACGGCTCGAACCGCATCACCTCTTCACCGAGCCAGTCATTCACGGCTTTCACGCTCTCCTGGAGCGGCATGATCTCGTTGACCCAGAAGACCTTCGCGGCTTTCTCCACGTCACCGAACCCGCCGGTGTTATTCGGGATCACGCTCATGAGCTGCGGCGGCACGCGATGCGCCGCCAGCAGATCGTCGCGCGTCACGTTCTTGATGTTGAAGAACTCGTCCTTCGCAGCCACCTCGGACACGGGGATGATCTGCATGCCGTCCTTCTTGCCGTTCGGCGCGTACATGAAGAGGTTGCGGAAGTTGCCCGGCCCCTTCGAACTCTTCAGCGCTTCGCGCAGCGCATCGACGTCCTGCTGGCTCTGCGCTGGGTCCGTCATGTACAGGATGAAGCCCGCATGACTGCCGTTCTTGTAGTAGCGTCGGCGGAACAGCGTCGCGGACTCATTCAGCCAGGCAGCGTTGAGCGCGGGCAAGTACTCGGGCAGTCCGTATACCTCCTGCTCGACGTCAGCCTCCATCAGGTGGAAGACATCGCCCTTCGCAAACATCGACTCCTGCCCCACCTCGGGCACCCACCAATACGACTCCAGATCCAGACCCCGCCGGGTGTATTTCGTGAGCAGTGTCTTCAGCGCGAGCGGGCCACCGAGCCGGTTCTTGCGCAGCTCGAAGTAGGCGTTGCCGAACACCATGTAGTTGAGCGCGAACTCCCGGAAGTCCGCCCGCGTCAGGCGCTTGTGGGGAACGAACGTCGACGCCAGGATGTTGCGCTTCACGTAGATGGCCGAGCTGTGGTGCGGCGCCGCGCGAAATGAACGCGCTAGGCCATCCCAGGACAGGGGCGGCTCGTACCATTTCGACAGTCGCATGCACTCGAGGTACGACAGGATCTCCCGTTTGTCGAGCACCGCGACGGGATCGCCGAACGTGAATGCCTCGACGCCAGGTGCATTTGCCGCCGTGGCCGCCGGTGCCGGGGCTTCCGCCGTGCGTGCGCGGTACCGCGCGTTTCGATTCTTGCTCACGAGTACATCTCCATAAAGCCCTGGTTCGTGCCGATCTGCCCATCGATACCCTCGTTCGATAGGGCGTGCATCGTCGCCCACGCAATGTCCGCGTGGCTCGCTTGCGCTGATCGGTCCGCCTTGTAAGTGATCTGCCCGCCGCCGGCGGTCGATGTCTTTCGAATCGCCATGAACGACTGGGCAATGTCCGTGTGTCCGGCATCGAATTCGAGCCGGCCCTTGCTCATGACGTCATGCGCCTTAATCACGAGCTGCGTCTTGACGTGCGGCGAGTAGGTGAAGCCGACCACCGCCGGGAAAAACTTCTTCACGAGCTGGTACACCGCGTCGCCGATGCCGGTGCGGTCGATGCCAATGAACGTCACGACATAGCGCTCCGTCGCCTTCTTGATTGCTTCGGCCTGCGCCTCATAGTCGAGGCCCCGAAACGGGATGCGCTCCAAGATCCGGAACTTGCCACCTGGCACCGCCGGCGGCGCCAGCACCACCAGCGCGGCCGAATCGCCCATGCCGCTGCCGCCGTTCGGGTCATACCCGAGCCACACCGGCCGATAGCCAAATGGGCGGGCAGCGAACGGCATGTAGTCTTCCCACACCTCCCAGCTGTCGACCATGCAGCCCTGCAGCAGGGTGAATTTGAAGACAGCCAGCACGTCGTCCACGAACTGGCACAAGAGCAGATTGGCGAACTCATCGGCGCCATACTCGAGGCGCAACTGCTCGAGGTCGAACAGATTGCATCCGCCCGCGAGCGCGTCTTCCACGGTGACGATCTGCCGCCACTGACCGTCCGGGCAAAGCACGCCGCGCGCGAGCGCCGCGTGCGAAAGGTCGAGCTGGATGCGCTCTTCCTTCTTGCGGCCACGATTGAACAGCGCCCCGCTCCAGAACGGATAAGCCTCGTGTGCCAGGTTGGATGGCGTGGAGAAGTACGTCTGGCGCCAGTGCTTGTGGATCGCCATCCCGGACGCCACCTTGCGCAGCTCCTGGAATTTCGACGTCCAGAAGTACTCATCGAAATACAGGTTTCCGTGATAGCTCTGTGCCGTGCGCGCGTTGGTGCCGAGGAAATACAGGTTGGCCCCGGTGTGAGGTAGATGCATCGGCGACCCAGTCAACTCGACATCGGCCGCGTCCTTGGCGAACTGCTTGATGTACTGCTGGAAGACGTGAGCCTGCGCCTTGCTGGCCGACAGGAAAATCTGGTTGCGGCCCGTGTCCAGGGCGTCGATGAAAGCCTCGCGGGCGAAGTACCAGGTCGCGCCGATCTGACGGCTCTTGAGGATGTTGCGGATACGGTGCTTTTGACCTGCCTCGTACCAAGCGCGTTGGTAGTCGAAGATCGAATCCATGAACGCGTCGCGCAGTTGATCCAACTGCTTTTCGTCGATGCTGTTCCTCTCGGGCTTCTTGCGCGGCCCACTGTTGCGGCTCGCGATCTTCGGATTCAGGTCAACTTCGTTTCCCGTTTGCTGGTACTTGTGAACGCGTTGCATGCGTTCGATCTGCCGCCCCAGAAGATCGATCTCTTTAAAGTCCTTCCCCTCTTTGTTTTCCTTGCGCACGAGCTGGATCATCCGCGCCTCGAGCGACAGCTCGACACGATCAACCGGCGCGGTGTCCTTCCACTTGTCGCGTCGGCTCCAGCTATGCACGGTCGACGCCTTCTCGCCGATCTTTTCGGCGATGCGCGCGACGCGCCACCCTGCGAAGTACAGGTTGCGTGCCTCAACGCGCGGATCGGTGTCAGTGACGTGCTGTTGTGTCATGCCGACAAGGTTGCCCACGCGCGCGCGTATGGTCGACGCGGCCGTGTTGTAAGGCGTTCGGGCACAACACCGATGCGTTGCCCCGCGCGCGGCCGACGCCGAATATGGGCCATGTTGAACGCTCACCCCGAGGAAACCCAACATGGCAAAGAAAACGAAGTTCTTTCGCGTCGCCACCGAAGGCGCCACGACTGACGGTCGCACCATCACCAGGCAAATGATTCAGGAGATGGCCGCGACGTATGACACGAACAAGTACGGCGCACGCATCAACCTGGAACACATTCGCGGCATCGTCCCGGACGGCCCCTTCAAGGCATACGGCGACGTGATTGCGCTCAAGACCGACACGAACGCCGAGGGCAAGCTGCAGTTGCTCGCGCAGCTCGATCCGACCGACGCCCTGGTGGCAATGACGACGAAGGACCGCCAGAAGGTCTACTCGTCCATCGAGGTGGACCCGGACTTCGCAAATAGCGGCCAGGCATACATGGTCGCCCTGGCTGTGACGGACAACCCCGCGAGCCTGGGCACGGAAATGTTGGCTTTCAGCGCCACCGCCACGAACAGCCCGCTGGCTGGCCGCAAGCAACGCCCGGAGAACCTCTTCACGGCAGCCGAGCAAGCGCTGATCGAGTTCGAAGACGAAGCGGGCGACGGCGGCGAAGTCACGCTGACCCTGAAGGGTTCCACCGCCTCGCTGCTCGAGCGCTTCACCGCTGGCCTGTTGGGCAAGAAACCCTCCCCCACCACACCCCCGGAAAACAAGCCGGCCACCAGCGAGCAGCCGCAGCAGTTCACCGCTGAGATGGCCACCAATGCCGTGGGCGAAGCCGTCGCCAAGGCGATGGAGCGATTCAGCGCAAACATGACCGATGCGATTAAGCCCGTCACGGAAGCACTGGAGACGCTGCGCAGGGACCACGACGCGCTCGTGACAAAGCTCTCCGATACGGACGGCAGCGCACCGCGCACCGCCGCCACCGGTGGCTCCAAGTTCGCCGAGCTGACTGACTGCTGATCGCAGCCCCGCCACCACCACACGCAAACCAACCGTACCGGAGAAGCACACATGCGTAAGGAAACCCGCATCGCCTTTAATGGCTATCTGCGCCAGCTCGAGAAGCTGAACGGCGTCGAAAGCGCCACCGAGAAATTCTCGGTCGCACCATCCGTTCAACAGACGCTCGAAACCAAGATGCAGGAATCGACCGAGTTCCTGGGGCGCATCAACGTCATCGGCGTGACCGAACAGCAAGGCGAAAAGCTCGGCCTGGGCGTCGGGTCGCCGCTCGCCAGCACGACCAATACCGATCTCAAGGAGCGCGAGACCATCGATCCGACGGATCTCGACCCGAACGGCTATGTCTGCACGCAGACCAACTTCGATTCGCACCTGAAGTACCCCAAGCTCGATGCCTGGGCGAAGTTCCCCGACTTCCAGGCACGCGTGCGTGACGCGCTCCTGGTACGCCAGGCGCTCGACCGCATGCTGATCGGCTTCAATGGCGTGTCGCGCGCGGCCACATCGGACCGCGTCGCAAACCCATTGCTGCAGGACGTCAACAAGGGCTGGCTGCAGAAGTACCGCGAGCAAGCACCAGCCCGCGTGATGGACCACGGCAAGACGGCCGGAAAGGTTGTCATCGGCAAAGACGGCGACTACGGCAACCTGGACGCCGCCGTGTACGACGCCTTGTCGAGCCTGATCGACCCGTGGCACCGTGAAGACACCGATCTCATAGTGCTGTGCGGCCGCGCGCTGGCCCATGAGAAGTACTTCCCGATGATCAACCGCCAGCAGGCGCCGACCGAGCAGCTTGCCGGTCAGATCATCATGAGCCAGAAGGCGATGGGCGGTCGACCGGCAGTTATGGTCCCCTTCTTCCCGGCTACCGCCTTCATGATCACGCGCTTCGACAACATCTCGATCTACTTCCAAGACGGAGGGCGCCGCCGTTCGGTCATCGATAACCCGAAACGCGACCGTATCGAGAACTTCGAGTCGAGCAACGACGCGTTCGTGATCGAAGACTATGGCCTCGGCTGCTTGGTCGAGAACCTCGAGTTCGCTCCGGAGTAAGCATGCCGTCGCCCGCACAACAGCACTTCATGCGGGTCACCGCGGCGCGCGCGACCGCCGCCGCGGCGACCACCGATGAACCCATCGTCGCCACCGCTTATGAGCAGCAGCTGATGCAACTGGCACAGCACAAGCGGCAACTGAGCGGCATCCAGTCAACGGAAAAGAAGGCCGAAGCCAAACGCGAGATGCTGCCGACGTATGCCGCGTGGGTCGACGGTGTGCTCTCGAGCGGGCGCGGCGTGCAGGACGATGTCGTGATGAACGTGCTCGTGTGGCGCATCGACGTTGGCGACTACACCGGCGCGCTGCCCATCGCAGCACACGCCATCCATTACGGCCTGAAGATGCCCGAGCCGTACACGCGCACCACGGCATGCGTCATCACCGAGGAGTTCGCGGATATGGCGCGCAAGGCCCGCGCAATCAATGGCGAAGTGGACATTCCGAGCCTGCTCGCCGTTGCACGACTGACCGACGGCGAAGACATGCCCGACCAGGTGCGCGCCAAGCTCTACAAGGAGATCGGCCTGGCGCAAATCGACAAGGACCCCGCCGCCGCCCTCGCCCGCCTGAAGCGCGCCCTCGAGCTGAACAAGAACGTGGGCGTCATCAAGGAAATCGAGCGCCTGGAGACGAAGCTCCGCAACCCGACTTCGACCGCCGCCAGTGACGGCGACGGTTGACACCGAGCGTACCCCGCGCCGGGCGGCAGGGGGCTGACGCAGGCTTGATTGCCAACGCCGACGCCCCCTCCACCGCCCACTATCGACAGGAACCACCGCATGTCCTTCCTCGCCCCTGCCCCGATCATGGACACCGGCGTCACGATCAAGAACGACGCCTTTTTTCCCGATATCGCTCTCGACGCGATGCGTGACGTCCAACGCCTCGACGGGACAGTCACGGCACCGCGCCTCAAAGCCGAAGTCGAGGAAGCGATGCTGTACGTCAACGGCGCGCTGGCCGCCTGGCGAGCGCAGCGCACGTCCGAGGGCTACACGTCGCTCGCCGACGTAAAGACCGTGGGCGGCAACCCCGTGGCAGAGATCGACGGCAAGACCGCGCTCGGGCTGCGCTACACCCGCGCCGTGTTCTGCTGGGCCAACGCCAACCTCATCGAGCGGTACCGCAACTTCGACGCGACAGCCACCGGGCGCAAAGAGGACGACGTGACTCGCCCTGGTGCCGACGAGCTGCGACGCGACGCGGCGTGGGCGATCAACGACATCGTCGGTGTGTCGCGGAACACCGTGGAGCTGATCTGATGCGCGTCCGGGCAATGCAGAACGACACCCTGGACGCGATCTGCTGGCGTGTCTTCGGTCGCACGCAGGGCGTCGTGGAAGCCACGCTCGCGGCGAACCCCGGTCTCGCCGACCTCGGCCCGATCCTGCCCCACGGCCACCTCATCGAACTACCCAACCAACCCGCACAGGCTGAGAAAAAGACCGTGCAACTGTGGGACTGACCATGACTGAACCCGTTACCACCAACGCCACGGTCGCCACGGCCGGTGTCGCCGTGCTCTCCCTGTTTCCCGGCGTCGACGCTGCCGTGGTGATGGGAGCCTTCGCGGGCGCCGGTGTCTTCGTGCTGGCCTCCGATGATCTGGCGCCATTCAAGCGCCTGGCGTTCTTCCTCATCTCGTTTGTCGCCGGCTGCCTTTCAGCACGCCTGGCTGCCGATCTGATCGGCTGGGCTCTGCCCCAGCGCATCCAGGTCAATGCGGCCGTCGGCGCGCTCGTGGCCTCGGCGGTCATCATCAAGCTGCTGATGTGGCTCATTCGACGCGCGGCGAACCCCGAGAAGCTCTTTGACGCCTTCAAGGGAGGGCCGAAGCCGTGAACACGCTCACCATCCTCAACGCCGTGCTGTGCGCAGTCATCGCGCTGCGACTGCTGATGTTCCGGCGCGCGTCGGGCTGTCACCGGCCGTGGGCTTCGCGCCTGGCGTACGCGCTCGTCCTCGTCACTGGCTCCGTGCCAATCCGCACGATCTTCGGCGCCCCGTTGCCCGTCGATGTGACCTCCCTGGCAATCAATGCCGTCCTGTGTGCGGCAGTCCTCGCCGTGCGCGGCAACGTCGTTGACCTGTTCCGCTGCGGCATGGGCTACGACAACCCCATCACCCGTCTACTGAGAAAGACCCATGACCACGCTCGCTAACGTGCTTCGCCAGGGCGACCACGGCGCCGCCGTGCGCTCGCTTCAGACCGCACTCAACACCTTCGGTGCAGCCGTTTCCGCCGACGGCTGGTTCGGCCCCGCCACCACCAGCGCCGTCATGGACGTGCAACAGCACTTCGGCCTGGTGGTGGACGGCATCGCCGGCGCGAAGACGCAACAGGCTCTGGCCTCCGGCGCTCGAGCACCGGGACATCTGACCGCTGCCGACCTGGTTTCTGCGGCCGACAAGCTCGGCATCGAGCTGGCCGTCGTGCGCGCCGTGAACGAAGTGGAAAGCCTGGGCTGCGGCTTCCTGCCCGACGGTCGCCCGGTCATCCTCTTCGAGCGCCACATCATGTACCGCGAGGTCGGCACAGCCGGTCTCGACGCGCTGGCGCTGGCCGAGCGCTATCCCAATCTCGTCAATCAGAAGCGCGGCGGCTATGTAGGCGGTGCTGGCGAGCACAAGCGCCTCGCAGACGCCAGCACGATCCACCGCCCGAGCGCGCTATCGTCCGCCAGTTGGGGGGCGTTCCAGATCATGGCGTACCACTGGAAGCGCCTGGGATACGAGAGCGTCGAGGCCTTTACCGACTTGATGCGCGCCGGGGAAGCCGCGCAGCTCGACGCCTTCGTGCGCTTCGTCCTGGAGGACCCTGCCCTTCTCAAAGCCATGAAGGGTAGGAAGTGGGCAACGGTTGCGGAGTTGTTCAACGGCAAGGACTTCGCCGCGAACCTCTATGACGTGAAGCTCGACCGCGCATACGACAAATACACCGCGCTGAAGGTGGCCGCATGACGCGCACTGCCTACCTCGAGATCTCCCCCCGTCAGACCGGCGAGTTCCTGAAATGACGCCACTCGAGAAGATCGTCAGCGTGCTCCTTGCGCTCGCCGGCATCGCATTGCTGTTCGCGTTCCAGCAATTCCGCCTCGACGCGGCCGAGCAGCGCGCAGACAAGGCCGAGAAGGAAGCGAAACAGCTCGCGGCCGATCTGAACGACGCGCGCGAAAACCCTGTCGTGATTACGCAGTACGTCGACCGAGTGCGGGAGATCCGCGTCAAGGGCGACACCATCATCAAGAAGGTCCCCGTCTATGTCACTGACGAAGCTGATGCCGCTTGCACCGTTCCTGCTGGCTTTGTGCGCCTGCACGATGCAGCCGCAGCCAACGCCACACCTGACGATCCCAGCGATACTGATGCGCGACCCTCCGGCGTTGCGCTCTCTGCCGTCGCCGAAACTGTCGCCGACAATTACACCGCCTGCCACGAACTCGCCGCCCGCTTCGACGCCCTGCGAGACAAACTGCGCCGAAGCCCATACGTGACCATCGAACCGGACGGGAGTACCGCGCCATGATGAAGCCCAACGCGCTACGCGCTGCCCTGGTCGAAAACAACGCCTACCTGCAGCAGAATCCCGACCGCCTGCACGTCTTTGTTGACCACGGTCGAATCGAGGCTAGCAGCGAGAAAGGCCGGATTGGTTCTAAGGGCGGCTCGTTCCGCTATCGATACACGCTCAATCTCATCGTCACCGATTACCCGGAGGATTCGACCACCCTCATCATCCCCATCATTGCCTGGGCGCGAGACTGGCAGCCCGATCTGCTCGCGAACCCCGACCGGCAGCGCGATGGCATCAAGTTCGAAGTCGACGTCCTTAAGACGGGCACGGCCGACGTCTCCATCGAGATCCAACTCACCGAGGCTGTCGACGTGCAGTATGTCGAGGGAAAGCCCGTGGCCGCATATCGTCAGGAGCCTATGCTCAGTGACGAAATCCGCGCATTCCTCGGGGCCGACTGATGGCAGGAGACATTCGCGAACTGGATGCGTGGGCGGTAGGACTGCTCAATTCTCTCAGCCCTTCCGGGCGCCGCGTGCTCGCCAGGCAGATCGCCGGTGAGCTGCGGCGCGAACAACAAGCGCGCATTTCTGCCCAGACGAACCCCGATGGCACGCCTTACGAGCCGCGCAAGCCGCAAATGCGGGGAAAGGCCGGCCGCATACGCCGGAAGATGTTTTCCAAGTTGCGCACGACTCGATACCTCAAGATCGACGCGACGGCCGACAGCGCCGTTGTGGCATTCACCGGGCAAGTGCAGCGCATCGCTCGCGTGCATCACTTCGGTTTGCGCGACCGCGTCGAGCGCAACGGCCCGACCGTGAAATATGAGGCCCGCGAACTGCTCGGCATCACCGACCGTGACCAGGAGACTGTCGCGGATCTCATCATCAAGCACGTCGCCCGGTAACGTGTTGTAAGCGCGAACGCCACAACAGCAACGGCGTGACCGTCTCCCGCGCGCGCGGCATCCTGCTCTCATGGATGCCGACCACAACCGACTCATCGCTACTCTGATCGCCACGGGCACCGTGGCCGAGATTACCTATCGCCCGCTGCGCGTGCGGGTGCTCATTGGGCAACGCGTGACCGATTGGCTCCCGTGTATTCAGCCCGCCGCCGGAAAGGTGCGCATCTGGTCGCCGCTTTCCTTGGACGAGCAGGTGACTGTGTTCGCGCCGAGCGGAGATTTGGGCAACGGCATCGTGCTGCGCGGATTACCGTCAGATGCCATTCCCTCCCCGTCCGACAACCCCGACGAGTTCGTGATCGACTTCCCGGACGGCGCGCGCGTCTTTTACAACCATGCCACCGGTGCTCTCAGCGCCACGGGCCTCAAGACGGCGAACGTGGAAGGCAGCGAATCGGCGACCGTCGACTTCCCAAAGGCCAATTTCACTGGCGACGTACATGTGGGCGGGACGCTGACCGTCGAGAAGTTGTTGACCTACAACGGCGGCATGTCGGGCCGGAGTGGCGAAGGCGGTAAGACCGTCATCAAGGGAGACATCACGCACGAAGGCGGCAAGCTGTCATCGAACGGCGTCGTCGTGGATGACCACGATCACGGCGGCGTCCAACGAGGCGGCGAAAACACGGACGGCCCGAACAAATGAACTACCTCGGCATAAACAAAGTCGACGGCTCGAATGTGAGCGACCTGGAGCACATCAAGCAATCCGTGTCGGACATCCTGACGACGCCCGTCGGCACGCGCGTCATGCGCCGCGAGTACGGCTCCCTTGTGCCCGAGCTGATCGACCAGCCGAGCAATGACTACACCCGCATGCTGATTCAAGCCGCGTGTGTCCTGGCGATTACGCGCTGGGAGCCGCGCCTGTCACTCACGCGTCTGACGTTCAACGTGGGCACTGGCGAGGACATTGGTAAGAGCATCGTGGATTTCGAGGCGGATCGCATCGACGGCGGACGGGACTCGTCGCCGGTGTCCGCAAGCGTGGCTTTGGGCCGAGGTGCCGCATGAGTGCACTTGTCGATTTCTCGAAACTGCCCGCACCAGACGTTGTCGAGCCGCTCGACTTCGAGACGATCCTTACTGCTCGAAAGGTCAGCCTGCTCGAACTGCTGCCCGAAGACATGCGTGCAGCCGTGGCCGCGACGCTTGAGCTCGAGTCTGAAATGCTGACCAAGCAGCTGCAGGAAAATAGCTATCGAGAAACAGGGTGGCGCCAGCGCGTGAACGAAGCGGCCGTGGCCATCATGCTGCCCTACGCAAAGGGCAAAGACCTGGACAACTTGGTCGCCTTCTTCGAAGTTGAGCGACTGACCATTGTTCCGGCAGATCCCGACGCCAATCCGCCTGTCGAAGCAGTAATGGAAGACGACGACGCGCTGCTCGAGCGCGCGCAAAACGCTTATGAAGGTCTGTCGATCGCTGGGCCGACGAAGGCGTATGAGTTCCATTCGCGCTCCGCTGACGGCCGCGTGGCCGACGCGTCCTGCGTCAGCCCTGACCCCTGCGACATCCTGATTACGGCGCTTGGCGCAGCCGACAACGGCACCGTTCCCGAGGAAGCGCTGGCCGCCATCCGAGCAAAACTCAGTGACGAGGATATACGCCCTGTCGGCGACCGCGTTACGGTGCAAGCCGCGAAAGTCGTCCTGTATGAGATCGACGCGGATTTGATCGTCCCAGACTCCAGCCCGGAAAAGTCCCTACTGCTCCCCGCCGCAATGGACAACGCAAAGGCGTATGCAAAGGCGCGGCGCCGCCTGGGCCAGAGCATCTATCGCGCGAAGATCGACGCGGCGTTGGGGGTTGAAGGCGTCGATAACGTCGAAATCGTCTCGCCACCCGCCAACATCGCCCGCAGCAAGGAAGAGGCTGCCATCTGCACGCGGATCACGCTGCGGTTGAACCAGGAAGACGGCACGCTGCTGGGCTCGGTCACATCGGAACTCGTGGCAGCACAATGAAGAATTCACTGCTCCCCCCCAACGCCACCGTGCTCGAGCGCGCGGTAGCGGTCGCGCTCGCCGACATCGAGCGCGTGCCGGTGCCGCTGCGCGACCTGTGGAACCTGCGCACCTGCCCGGTCGCCTTGCTGCCCATCCTGGCGTGGACAGTGTCCGTTGACCCTTGGGACGACGCCTGGTCGGAGTCGACCAAGCGCGACGTCATCCGTAAGAGCTTCTGGCTACATAAGCGCAAGGGCACCATCACCGCCCTGCGCCGCGCCGTCGAGCCGTTGGGCTACCTCATCGAAGTCATCGAATGGTGGCAAGAAAAGCCCGTCGGGCGGCGTGGCACGTTTCACCTGCGCATCGGAGTGCTCGACACCGGCATCACCGACGAGATGTTCAACGAGCTGGTGCGCGTTATCGATGACGTGAAGCCCGCCAGCCGGCACCTCACGGGATTGAACATTAGCCTCGAGATTCGAGGCCCCCAATACACCGGCGCCGCCACCTACTACGGCGAAGAACTCACGGTCTATCCGTACACCCCGGAAACCGTCACCGTCGGCGGACCGGCCTACATCGGCGCCGCACTCCACTTCGTTGAAACCCTGACCGTCTACCCATGAGCGCGACCTACTTCACCACTCCCACCGATCTGGGAAACATCAAAGACGCCAACGCAAAGGCCCTCGGGCTTCCCCGCCGATACACCGCGCTCGCCATTGGTGACGGTGGTGGCGATAACGCACCCGTGCCCACGCCGAAGCCGAGTCAGAAAGCCCTGCTCGGCGAGTGGCGTCGCGCAGCGCTCAACACCCTCGAGGTCGACCCCAAAAACCCGTCTCAGCTCATCGCTGAGCAGGTCATCCCCGAGAACGAGGGCGGCAAGTGGATTCGTGAAATGGGACTCTACGACGAAGACGGCGATCTCTGCTACGTGTGCAATGCGCCACCGACCTACAAGCCCCTGTTGGCCGAAGGCTCAGGCAAGACGCAATCCGTGCGGATGGTCATCATCAACGCGAGCGGCGTTACCGTCGAGCTGAAGATCGACCCGAGTTTGATACTCGCAACACGCGAATATGCAGACAAGTCCGTCACTGCTGCGATGAAGGCGCACAACGACGCGGACGATCCACACCCGCAATACGCGAAGAAGGCCAAGTCGCTGGCCGGGTACGGCATCGAGGACGCCTACAAGAAGGCCGAGAGCGACGCCCGGTTTGCCAAGGTCACCGGGGACAAAGACACACCATTTTCGGTAAAGCGCGCCGAAGACGACACGAGCGCTGTTCCTCTCGGCCAGCTCCAGGCGGTGACGGGAACGACCGGCGCTTCCTCGTGGCGTAATCGCCTCATCAACAGCGCCGCGCAGGTAGCGATCCAGACTACCGTGCCCGCGCTTTCGAGCACTCCGCAATACGGCCCGGTTGAGATGATCGCCGCATGGGCATCGGGCGGCGCGATCACGGCCGGAACACTGATCCAAGACACCGTGTCGCCAGTGGGCCGAACCGGCCACGCCGTCAAACTTGCGGGCTGCACGCTGACAGGTGCTGGTGTCCTCTCCTGGCGCTACCGTATGGAAGCCGCCGAGGCACTCAAACTCAAGAACGTGACGGCGGCATTCCAGATCGCTGTGCGCCACGACATCGGCTCACCTGCCAACTACACCGTGTCACTTCGCAAGCCGACCAACACGGCCGATGATTTCACGGAGATTACGCTCATCGCGACGAGTCAAGTCGTGTCGGTTGCTTCTGGCGTCGCCGTACAACTCACCCCCTGGCAAGACGGCGTTGCACTAGGCGATTGCGCCAAAGGCCTGGAGATCGAGGTACAGGTCACATGCGGTGCTGTAACGGCTAAAAACTTCTGGTGGACCGAGTGGCAACTTGAAGAAGGGACCGTTGCTACGCCAGTAGAACGCAGACCCATTCACATCGAAATGGCCGCATGTCAGCGCTATGCCTGCCTCATCCCAATGAACATGCTCTATGGATACGGTTGGGCAGGCTCAGCAGGGGCACCGACGGGGACGTTCGGCTGCGATTTTCCTGTCGACATGCGAGTGATGCCCACTGCCTCAGCGATTTCTTGGTCCTTGGTGCAGGCGAGCACACCGGTGCAGATCTCAGGTTCTCGGCGCGGCATCAGATATTCGATGAGTGGGACCGTGACGCAAGGCGAGGCGCGGGCCACAAATTCGAACGACATCCTATTATCAGCAAGGCTTTGACCATGTACCGACTCTACATTACCGAGGGATTCGTTACGCGCATCTCCGACGGTGCAACGATTCCGATGGCCGATGGAAACATCGATTACGAGGCGTACAAACGGTGGATCTCCCAAGGGAACATCCCCCAAGAAGCGCCGAAGGATTCGCAGCTCGCCGACCTGTAAAGGCTCGTCGATTGAGAGAAAAGACGCGGCGACGTGCCTGGTGCGCTAACACCAGACACGTCCCGCCCTCGCAGAGCATGCCTGCAAGTTTGGCAAGGCCGCGCCACCTGTCGACAGGCCGCGTAACCTTACCATAGTGCAAGGCTAAAAACATGCAGGAAATCCGCTGCGGTTCGTGCAACCGTAAGCTCGGAGAAGGCGAGTACGTGCGCCTCTCCATCAAATGTGCCCGTTGCGGCACACTCAACTTTCTGAGGGCCGAGAGCCCCATACCAGCGCGCCACCGAGCGTCGGATATGAGGAAACTCTCACATGAGCAACAAAGCCCCCCAGCGCGTGGCTGATTTTCAGAACCGCATCTTCCGCGAGGATGCCTTAAGCGTCGTCCGTCGGCTGCCCGACCAGTCCATCGACCTGGTCTTCACCGATCCCCCCTACTCGTCCGGCGGGCTGCACAGCAGCTCGCGGGCACGCCCGCCCAGCGAGAAGTACATCAACAGCTCAGCCGGCACCTACCCGGACTTCTCTCACGACAATAAGGACCAGCGTTCATGGACGTTCTGGTGCATGACCTGGCTGGCCGAAGCGTTCCGCGTCACCAAGCCCGGCGGGTATCTGGTGTGCTTTGTCGACTGGCGCCAACTGCCGAGTCTGACCGACGCCGTCCAGGGCGCCGGCTTCATCTGGCACGGCGTGGCTGTGTGGGACAAGACGCCAGGGTGTGCGCGCCCTCGTCGTGGTGGCTTCTCGGCACAAGCCGAATATATGGTCTGGGCATCGCGCGGCAGTTTGCCCAAGGATTCCAGCACCTTTTTGCCTGGCGTCTTCAATGAGCGCGTCCCCCGTCCGAAACAGCACCTCACGCAGAAGCCCGACGAATTGGCCCGCCAGGTCGTCCGGCTCGTTCCTCCCGGCTCCACCGTACTAGACCCGTTCGCGGGCAGTGGCACGTTCCTGAAAGCGGCAAGCGACGCGGGACATCTCTGGATTGGCTGCGAACTGGAACCGGCCTATGCGGACATTGCTGAGACTCGACTGCGTTTGCACATCCCAGCCGAAAGCAACGAAATCTGACGCGAAATTGCAAGGGGTGTCGTGTTGTGTTGTGGCCGGACACAGCACAACACCCCACGCGTGTGTCTCGCGCGAGCGCGAGTGATCCTACCGGCAGGCTTTCCAACACCTCCGGAGGATCTGAATGCCCACCGATTACCACCACGGCGTACGCGTGCTCGAGTTGAACGACGGCACGCGTCCCATCCGTACCATTGAAACGGCCGTCATCGGCATGGTCTGCACCGCGGAAGATGCCGACGCGACCGAATATCCGCTCAACGTGCCGGTACTGAAAACCAACGTGCAAACCGCACTCGGTAAGGCCGGCACCAAGGGCACGCTAGCCGCGTCGCTCGATGCCATCGCCGACCAGGCCAACTGCGCCACCATCATCGTGCGCGTGGCCGAGGGCAAGACCCCGGAAGAGACCGTGAGTGCCATCATCGGCGGCACGACGCCTGACGGCAAATACACCGGCATGAAGGCGCTGCTTTCGGCAAAAAACAAGGTTGGCGTGCAACCCCGTATTCTCGGGGTCCCCGGCTTCGACAGCCTGGCCGTGTCGAGCGAGCTGACCAGCATTGCTCAGAAGCTGCGCGCATTCCAGTACGCGGCGGCCTGGCAGTGCGCCACGAAAGAAGACGTGGTCGCGTACCGCGAGAATTTCGGTGCCCGCGAAACGATGTTGATCTGGCCAGACTTCGTGAGCTGGGACACGACGGCCAACAACGAAGCCGCAGCCTATGCCGTCGCGCGCGCGCTTGGTATGCGCGCCAAGATCGACAACGAGACCGGCTGGCACAAGACCCTGTCCAACGTCCCGGTGAACGGCGTGACCGGCATCTCGAAAGACGTGTTCTGGGACTTGCAAGACCCGTCGACGGACGCCGGCTATCTGAACAGCCACGACGTCACCACGCTCATCAATCACCAGGGCTTTCGCTTTTGGGGCTCGCGCACCTGCTCGGCCGACAAGCTCTTCGCGTTCGAAAACTACACCCGCACCGCGCAGATTCTTGCCGACACGATGGCCGAGGCGCACTTCTGGACAGTAGACGGTCCGCTTAACCCGACGCTCGCCGTCGACATTATCAACGGCGTGAACGCGAAGATGCGCTCGATGGTCAAGGCCGGTTATCTGCTCGGCGGCAGTGCCTGGTTCGACGATACCGTCAACACCAAGGACACGCTCAAGGACGGTCAGTTGTACATCGACTACGACTACACACCCGTTCCCCCGCTGGAGAACCTCCAGTTCCGTCAGCGCATCACCGACCGCTACCTGGTCGACTTCGCGGCCAAGGTTGCCCAAGCGGCCTAATCGCCCCATCTCGAGGACACAAAAATGGCATTGGCGAAAATTCTCAAGAACTTCAACGTCTTCCACAACGGCGAGAACTGGATGGGCAAGTGCACGGAATTCACCGTTCCGAAGCTCGCCCGCAAGGTCGAAGCAATCCGCGCTGGCGGCATGAATGGCGAGGTCGAAGTGGACCTGGGCATGGAGAAGATGGAATCCACGCAGACCTACGCTGGGCCGATGCGCCAGGTGTACGAGCAGTGGGGTATTTCCAAGATCGACGGCGTCATGCTGCGCTTCGCTGGTTACATCGAAGACGACGACAGCGAAGGCGCCGGCGACGCAATCGAGGTCGTCCTGCGCGGCCGCTACAAGGAGATCGACCCCGGCTCGGCGAAAGGCGGAGAGAAGAGCGAGTTCAAGCCGACCATGTCGGTCACTTACTTCAAGTACTCCGTCAACGGCCAGGTCGTGGTCGAGATCGATCTCGTGAACTTTATCGAGATGGTGAACGGCGTCGACCGCCTCGCCGAGCAACGCAAGGCCCTCGGCTTGTAACCCCTACGGCCGGCAGTGCGCCGGCCCCTTCTTCGCCCTACCCAATTCAGGAGCACCACCATGAAAGAAGCCATCACCCTCGACACCCCCATCAAGCAAGGCAATACCGAGATCGCATCGGTGGAGATTCGTAAACCTGGCGCCGGCGAGCTGCGCGGCGTGAACCTCGTTGACCTGGCGCAGATGGACGTGTCGGCTCTCATCAAGGTGCTGCCGCGTATCACCACTCCCACGCTCACCGAAGCCGACGTCGCCCGCATGGACATCGCGGATCTCACGCAGATCGGGATGAAGGTGACCGGTTTTTTGACGCCGAAGTCCGCGAAGCCGGATGCATACCAGGAGACGTCGACGACGCCTTCGCCGACGTTGCAGTGATCTTCCATTTCCAGCCGTCAGCAATGGACGACTGGAGCCTCTCTGACCTGGTGAAGTGGCGCGAGCGCGCCCGAGTACGTAGCGGAGCAAACGACGAATGAGCGACTCAGGGCGCAAGCTGCAACTGGAGGTGCTCTGGAAGACCATCGACCAGATCACCGGGCCGACGCGCAAGATTCTCGGCACCAACAAGGAGATGGCGCGTGGGCTGAAGGAGACCCGCGACCGGCTCAAGGAACTCGAGAAGACGCAAAAGCAAGTCGGCGAGTTTCGCGAGCTGCACAGCGGCCTGCGCAGTACCAGCACGGCAATGCGCGCTGCAGAAGACCGCGTCCAGCAGCTCGCCCGCCGCATTCAGGAAACGGAGAAGCCGACGCGCGCTATGACGCGCGAGTTCAATGCGGCCGTCGCGTCGTCTCGCGATCTGAAGAATCAGCACCAGCAGCAAACACAGCAGTTGCAGACGCTACGCGATCGCCTCTCGGCCGCCGGTGTCAGCACGCGTAACCTTGGCTCGCATGAGCGTGCCCTGCGCGGTGACATCGCGTCGGCCAACGCCGCAATGGTCACTCAGCGTGAGCGTCTGGCGCAGTTGCAGCGTCAGGAGGAGCGCATGGGCGTGGCGCGTGAGCGCCGCGACAAGCTGCGCTCGACTGCCGGCGCAATGGCGGGTGCAGGCGTCGGCGCGACCGCCGGCGGAGCCGTGCTCGGCATGCCGGTCAAGAGCGGCTTGCACGAATCGAAGAAGATGGCCAACGAGATGCTGCGCGTGCGCGCCCTCGGTCTGAGCGACAAGGAGACAAAGGAGGCGATTGGCTTCGCGCGGCAGATGAAGACGTACGGCACCAGCCGCACCGAGAACACGGAACTCATGCGTGACGCGCTGACCGTGTTCGCCGACGCTCACCACGCCGAGATGGTCACGCCCATGCTGGCGAAGATGAAGTTCGCCAACAAGGCGCTGTACGGTGCGGAGAAAGGCGAAGAGAACGACAAGAAGTTCATGGACATGCTCAAGGTCATCGAAATGCGCGGTGGCCTGGCAAGCGAAGCCGAATTCTCCAAGCAGGCCAACATGGTGCAGAAGGTGCTCACGGCGACCGGCGGACGCGTGGGACCAGAAGAGTGGCTCAACCTCATCAAGACCGGCGGCCTGGCTGCCAAGAGCATGAACTCTGACGCCTTCTACTACCAGCTCGAACCGCTGGTACAGGAGATGAGCGGCAATCGCGTGGGCACGGCGCTCATGAGCGCATATTCCGGTCTGTACCAGGGCCGCACCACGAAGCGCGCCGCGCAGAACCTCGATGCGCTGGGCCTGATCGGCGACCGCTCCAAGGTGACGCCCGACAAGGCCGGCCAGCTTGCCCACATCAACCCTGGCGCCCTGAAAGGTTCCGATCTGTTCCGCGAAAACCAGTTCGAGTGGTTGGAGAAAGTGCTATTGCCGCAGCTCGCCTCCAAGGGCATCACGGAGAAGCAACAGGTGCTAGACGCCATCGGCAGCATCTTCTCGAACCGCACGGCGTCCAACCTCTTCTCGCAGATGTACCTGCAGCGCGACCAGATCCGCAAGAACGAGAAGCTCAACCGGGGCGCCGCAGACATCAACACGCTCGACACGCTCGCGAAAGACAGCGCGACCGGCAAGGAACTCGAACTGCAGTCGCGAATTCACGACATGTGGCTCGAGATGGGCGACCGTGTGCTGCCCATGTATGCCAACGGCGTGGAAACGCTGTCGACGGTCGTCAAGGGCCTGACCGGCTTTCTGGAGAATCACACGACCGTTGCCAAGGTTCTCATGGTTGTCATCGCGGGCGTCGCCGGTGCGCTGCTGCTCATCGGCCCCGCCATGCTGGCAATCGCGGCCATGCTCGGCCCCTTGGCAGTCATGCGTTTCATGATGCAGGCCGCAGGCATCCAGGGTGGCATTCTCGCCGGCGTCATGCGTGCGCTGGGCGCATCCATCCGGTTCGTCGGCACCTCACTCCTGTGGGTAGGTCGCGCCTTGCTCGCCAACCCGATCCTGCTCGCTGTGGCCGCCATCGCTGTGGCCGCCTACCTGATCTACACCCATTGGGACGCCGTGCGCGGCTTCTTAGCGGCGCTGTGGACGGACATCAAGAGCGCCTTCAGCGGCGGCCTAAGCGGCATCTCTGCGCTGATTCTCAACTGGTCACCATTGGGACTGTTCTACCAGGCATTCGCGGCGGTCATGAGCTGGTTCGGCGTGGCGCTGCCCGGCAAGTTCAGTGAGTTCGGCGCCAACATCGTGCAAGGGCTGGTCAACGGCATCACGTCGGCCACGTCTGCGGTCAAGGATGCCGTCATGGGGCTGGGCGAGCGAACCATTTCATGGTTCAAGGACAAGCTTGGCATTCACTCTCCCAGCCGGGTATTCGCCGAGCTGGGCGGCTTCACGATGGCCGGCCTCGAGCAGGGCATAGTCAACGGCACAGATGGCCCGCTGTCGGCAGTCCAGCAGGTAGCAAAGCACATTGCCAGTGCCGGTGCGGGACTTGCGATCGCTGCCGGTAATCCGGCAATGGCTGGCAACGTCTTCGACACGCGCCCGCCCATCTCGGCGTCGGTTGCTCCGGCACCGGCCGCCGGCGGAAACACCTACGAGATCCACTTGCACGCCGCGCCCGGCATGAGCGAAGCGCAGCTCGTGCAGTTGCTCGAGCGCAAGCTGCAGGAGATCCAGCGCAAGGATGCGGCCCGCGCACGCTCACGCTTCACCGATCCAGACTGAGAGGTAGATCATGATGATGGCTTACGGGCTGTTCGTGTTCACGTTGAACACGGTCGCCTACCAGGAGTTCACCCGCCAGATCAACTGGCGCTTCGCGGCAAACCCGCGTGTCGGCTTGCGGCCGGCGCGGCAGTTCATCGGTGTCGATGAAGACCCGATCACGCTGAAGGGGACACTGCTGCCCGAGCTGACCGGTGGGCGCATGTCGCTCAAGATGCTCGAGCTGCTCGGCTCCCAGGGCAAGGCGTGGCCGATGCTCGAGGGATCGGGCACCATCTATGGCATGTACACGCTCGAGAGCCTGGAGACCACCAGTTCGCTGTTCTTCGACAACGGAGCCCCACGGCGCATCGAGTTCACGGCGACGTTCAAGCGCGCCGACAACTACGACCTGCGCCTCATGGGACTCGCCACCAGCCTTCTGGGCGGGCTTGCCGGCAATCTATTGGGAAGCGCTGGTGGTCTGGTCGGCGGCGTTGTCGGTGGCCTGGGTGGCAACGTGGTTGGAGGCATTGCCGGCGACGTCGTAGGAAAGGTGCTGTGATGGATCTCTTGGGCACGGCCACTGGCATGTTGGGCAAGGTCTTCGGCGCGCAGGACGATCTGGCGCCGGTGCCAATCTACCGTATCACCAAGGACGGTAAGGACATCACCGGCGCGTTCACCGGCCGGCTCATCAGCCTCACTCTGGAAGAGAACCGTGGCTTCACGGCCGACCAGCTCGACATCGAGCTGGACGACTCGGACGGTGCGCTGGAGCTGCCGTCGCGCGGCGCTAAGTTGGCGGTCGCGTTTGGCTGGCAACACGAGGGCCTGGTCGACAAAGGAAAGTTTGTTGTCGATGAGATTACGCACGAAGGCCCGCCGGACCGACTCATCATCCGCGCGCGCAGCGCGGACCTGCGATCTGGCCTCACCACGAAGCGAGAAACGTCCTATCACAACGTCTCCCTGCTCGACCTGGTGAACCTCATCGCACAGCGCCACAACCTCGGCGCCATGATCGCGTCGGCCCTGGCGAACCAACTGCTCTCTCACATCGACCAAACCGGCGAGTCGGACGCGAGTTTCCTCACCAGAGTGTCGAAGATGTTTGACGCCATCGCGACGGTCAAAGCCGACAAGCTGCTGTTCACGAAAATCGGGCAATCGTTGACGGCATCCGGCAAACCACTCCGCCCGATGACCATCACCAGACAGAGCGGAGACCGCCATCACTTCTCCGTTGTAGATCGCGAGTCGTTCGATTCCGTTGTCGCGTATTACCAGGACACGCGCGCGGCGAAGAAGGGGCAAGTGGTGGTCACGGCCGTAACCGAGAAGAGCACATCGACGTCGACGAACACCTCCGGCAACAAGAGCCAGAAGGGCAAGAGGAAAAAGCCAGAGGCTCCCGTTGTCGAACCAACCGGCAACACCAAGGAGTTGCGGCACACCTATGCCAGCAAGACGAACGCGATGCGCGCCGCGCGATCTGAGTGGCAACGCATTCAGCGTGGGGTCGCGAGCTTCTCGATGACGCTGGCCCGGGGCGACGCTGGGCTGTTCCCCGAGGTTCCGGTGACGATTCGCGGAATCAAGCCGCAGATCGATAGCACGGACTGGATACTCGCGAAGACACGCCACACGCTCGACGCACACGGTGGCTTCACGACGCAAATTGAGCTGGAAATCAAGGCGACCGAGGTACCAGACGAGGCTGCCGATCCTTGAATACACCACCGAACGGTCGGACGCGGAACGCCTATTTATCCCGCGCGCCAGTTGCCTTCTGGTTCCGTCGCTCCGCAGCTTCTTTTGCTCCTTCAGGGAGCGCACCGAACATCGCTGCAATTTGCTTCGGCGTTGAGAGCAACTCGCCGGCGAGCACGTTGATCAATTGAAACAACTTTATCGCTATATCTCTGTCATCACGGAGATCCAACTCTCCAGGATGCACCGCATTGTTTCCATAGACCCGTACAATATCCATCACCATAATCAAGCGTGGGTCCACCTTGTCGGCATAGAGTTTTGCAATCGCTGCATCAATCGAAAGACCTTGGTATCCTAATTGTCCGCATAATTTTTGAAGACACAGTCGCAGTAACGCTGCGGCACCTCGCGGCGATTTTTCAACAATAGCCCTGGCCTCGTTATAGTCGGCCTTGATATCGTCGGCTAGGTCTTCATTCGGCGGAGGACACGAAGATAGTTCCGGGTAGATCATGGCCTCCGCTACCCAGACAGCAATCCCATCGCAGCTTTCGCATTTGCTCAAGTTCAGCCCAGCGCCGTACCGAATCTCGCGCACACCCCGATTCTGGATAAATACCGCAATTGGGCCGATCTGCCGCAAGTGTAACGAATGACTATCTCCGACTTTCGGTCGCTCGGACAGCGTTCGACCTGAAATGAGTGCCTGCGCGATATTGGCGAGCGAATCTTTGGCAGTCGAAAAAGCAAGACTTTCGTACCAAGTGTGTGCGGAAAACGCGCCGCAGTGAGGGCAGTTGAAGCGCGGGTTCGAAAATGAAGGTGGGGCGATCTGCGTCAAGGAACTACTCCTGAGAAAATTTCGCGTGGCGCTTAGTCAACGCGTACCGGATACCAGTTCGCACCGCGGCGCGCTTCCGATTCCCGACACTCTCTACCCTGCCGATTCGGCACGATGATTAAACTGCCAATTGAATAAGCGCGTCCCTCGTAGTGACATATCGGCGCATCGTTGGAAGGGGTGGTGATTGCAAACGCTAGCCAACCTATCGCAATGGAAATCGCGACCATAGCGATTGCCGCCCATTTCATCCACCTTCGCCCACGTGCAGGGCAGCCAGAGCACGTTGGGCTGCGTCGGACGAGTATGGCCCCGGTCATCGGGCCGTTCGCCGCATTGCGCAACGTACGTTGATCCACTTCGCCGTAGATGCTGGCTGCGAGCTCCGCAGCGGTCTGAAGACGTTGTCTCGCCTTCTCCTCGCCACTGGAGCGCACACCGACAGTTGATCGAGCTGCAATACTAACGTCGTGACCGGCGACGTTCCCGACGTCGCCCAAAAAAAAATCTGTTGCCTGACCATGCCTCGCTAAACCCCGAATTTGCGTGATAGGTCAGTCTGGTCGGTTACTGCTGTTACTTCTTTTTATCGACGCCGACGACCTTTCGCGATTTGATCTTCACGTCACCCACTGTTTGATTTCCAATCGTGGCGCCGCCGAAATTCATCTGGTACTTGCTGCTGCTTGGTGCTGCGCCTGCCGTCAGTGCGGCAATGGCTGCGGCTTTCACTACATCCGGCGCATCGCGGTAGCGACGCACCAAATCCACTTCATCGGCGGAAAGCACTGAGGCATCCGGCCGCCCGGTAACGACAAAAAGCGCATCGACGCCGCTCTCAGAGAGATTAGCCAGGAAGCCGACATCGGGCGTCCGTTCGCCTTTTTCATAGAGAACCATCGTCTTTTCCGACACCCCCCCCAGCGCACCGAATGCCTTCAGGCTGAGAGCAAGGCGCTTTCTCTCGGCACGCAGCCGCTCACCAATACTTTCCATTTGGTGTGTTTTCTGTTGACGTACAAACCGAACGGTGTGTACTATTGGTTTGTGCAAGGTTAATCGTCCCAAGTATATCGCCATGACCTCTGAAAAGAAGCCGCTACGCCGCGCCCCTCGCGGCGTTATGTCGGACAAGCCGCTCTACACCCGCCTCACTTCCAACGAGCGCGACGAAGTTCTGCGCGTTTCTGACGCGGAGCGCTGCTCGGCCTCAAGCATCGTGCGTCGCCTCGTCTTGCTCGGCCTCTCCGTCTATAAGGCGCAGGCCGGATCCCGTTCTTGATCCGCTCCGAATGGAGGCCACCGTGTATCTAGATCCGAAAAGTGTCCGCGACAACCGAATGACGCTGCGGCTCAACGACGCAGAGCTGGCCATCATCACATCGATGGCGCAGTACCTCGGCGAACAGCCGGCCACGCTCGCCCGCCAGCTGCTGCTGCGCCAGGCGTCCGAAGCGTTTGGCCTGGCGAGCAATGTATCGCGCGACGCCGCGTAATCGAAGTCGACGAAGAGCCGCTCATCAGATGCCGGAACTTGAAATTGCCGTCAGCGACAGCGAGCTGGAGTTGATCGAAGAAATCCGCCGCACGCTCAATTTGCCGAGCATCGAAGAGGCAGCAACGTGGCTGTTGAAGGCCCGCATGCGTGAACAGATGGAGCGCGTCGCAGGTCGGCGACGCGCGATGTACGAAGTGAAGAAGCAAGGACGTGCGCAATGAAACTGGTTTGTCCGCACTGCGCGCGACGATTGAAGATCCGCACCAGCCGAATCATGACTCGCCAGACGAGCCAGCTGTACTTCCAGTGTGAGAACGTCGAATGCGCCTTCACCTGCATGGCGCTCCTCTCCATCGTTCACACGCTGGCACCGAGCCAGTCACCTGACCCCACGGTGTTTATCCCGGCGGGTAAGGCAAAGCTGCAAGAAACCGACGTCCGGCAGATGGACCTGCTGGACAGTAGCGAGTAACGCGCACAACTGAATCACCCCGAGTTGCCCCTCGCATCGTGCCCCTACGGCGCGAGGGGATTTTTTTGCCCAAATTTTCTAAGAGGAGATCGAAATGAAGCGCTCATCGGGTACCGCCAAGCTATCCCTCATCCAGCAAATGATTGCCGACGAAAATGAACGTCACGCCTATCGCATCAAGGAAATTGCCGGCATGACTGCGCGGCTCAAGTTGCTGGAGCCAGTACTGGAAGCACTGAAAGAACGCTGCGCATTCAACTGCGATACCCACAGTATCCGGCCCCTCTTTAACCGTGAGATCAAGGTTTCGGGATGGCTGGTCTATGTGCCAGTTCGGGTGCACGAGACGTTGCTGGAGATCGGCTTCGAGGAGACCTCTCGCCATGACTATCAGTCGACTTACACCGTCCGCCTGAAAAAGGGCCGACTCCGGATCGCAGTCTCCGTAGACCTGCATTACACCAGCCGCCTTTCTTGAGAAGCGCGATGGCGATCCACGACGTCACCGACGCCGACCGTCAACGTGCGCTGCATGCCGTCGACGCTTCTGCGGGATACGACGGCTTCTCATCACCAATGATGCAAACCACCTTGGCAGTCGTCTACCGCGCGTTGTTCAACCGCGCAGCTCGACAACTGCCCACACCTCGCGAACCTGCCAGCGTCGACGTAAAACGTCGTGCCGCCGGCGACCGCGATTAACCGTAGCAGGAGTAATCATGCGCCACCGCAAGACCCGTTGTGACCTGATTCACCGCACCGCCCTCGGCGGCTACACCATCGACGGCCCCTATGTCCGTCAGCGCGGCATCCGTCGCTTGGTGGCACGCATCGTCGCGTGGTTTGGGGGTGTCCGATGAACATTCGCACCTTCGGCCTGCCCGTCTCCTTTCCCGAGTTCCTGGTGCCCGCCGCCGCTGTCGCTTTCATGCTCGCGCATCGCGGCCGCACGCTTGAGGAGGCCATCGACGCGGGCCACGCCCTCGGCTACCGGCCCACTGTTTGCCCGCTCCCGCAGATGGACGGCGGGTGGACGTATGGCTTTGGTCTCACCGTGGAGCGCCTAGTCGTTCCCTTCGTGGTCGAGCTGTCGGAATTTCCGGCAGGTCACGCTTGATCGGGAGAAGAACATGCCGACCAGCAAGCACCGCAAACAACGCCGCGCCTACGTTCCGACCGAACGCCGCATCCCGGTCATTCTTTGCCACAACGGCGCAGCCGAATGTCAGCTCATGCTCGTGCCGCACGAGGAGCTCGAGAAGCTGCGCACCGGCTCTGCGACCGAGGAGTCCTGGCACACGCTGGCTTTTCGCATCAACGTGGGCCAGGCGCTCGCCGTCGCCTACTTCACCCCGGACGTGCGCGAAGCGCTTTCCGACGCAGCTATCGCAGTTTCCGAGGTTGGGAAGCGATACCTGGCGGACAAGCGCCTCGGTGTCACCGGCGACCAATTCCGCGCCATCGCGCGGGGCCTGACCATCACGGACGATCTACAGAAGATCACAACACGTCGCGAGCAGCTCGCAGCGCACGAGTTCGCGCTCACCACCGCACAACGAGTTCCAGCCGGAGAGGTCTTCACATGCAACCGATGACTTTCGGTGACCTCGTCCACCTGATGGGCGATCTAGGAGTCGTGGCTGAATGGGATCTCCCACCGAGCATCGCCAGCCTATGTCAAAGAGCGTTTGACTTTATCGAAGCGACCATCAAACACGGCCAACTCGCGCAAATCCTCGCGAGTATCGATACGGACGAGAAATTCATTGCCTTGCTGCGTACCGAGATCGCGCTGACATTGCTTGATAGCGATACGCAGCTCGCGCTCCAGCGTCCTGCAGCTCCTTATCGAACTGAGAAGGGCTGCACGTGATGAGGGGCCTCGCACAACTCGCCGGTATTTGGTGCGCGTCGCCGGACTTCCATCGTTGGCTCTGCGAGCTTGGCGGCATGCCCGCCGCCGAGGAGGATGCCATCGAGTTCATCTATCTCGCCTGCGAGATCAACTCACGCGCCGAGCTGGATACCGACGAACGCGCCGCTCGCCTCTTCGTTGAGAAAGTCCGCGGCCCCTTCCGCGAATGGCTCAACGGCAAGCCAGCAGCCTCCCCATCCCGACAACGCAAAAAGTAATCCCGCCGGCGCGAGCCGGCTTCTCTCATACCGAATAGATAAATGGCATCCATCGAGCAACTGAAACTGCGCATTAACCTTCACGAGCTTGCGGAGCGCCTCGGACTCAAACGCGCGCCAGGCGGTGACAAGGCGCTCTATCACTCGCCGAAACATGAGGACAAGAGCCCGTCGCTCTCGATCTTGCAGGACCACCCGAAGCACGGCACATGCTGGAAAGATCACAGCTCCGGCGAGGGCGGCTCGTGCGTGGATCTCGTTATCTACGTGCGCGGTGGCACCGTCGGCGAAGCAATGCGCTGGTTGCACGAAGCCTTCGGCATCGCTTTCGACAAGCCGGAGGCGAAAGAGCAAGAACGCAAGGGCAAGCTGGACTACATCGCTGACCGCTGCCTGGCCGGCAGAGAACGAGCGCGCGAGTATCTGAAAGGTCGCGAGATCTGCGACGCCGCTTTGGATGCGGCTATCGCAACCAGGTCGCTCGGATTCAACGACTGGACCAGCCAGCAACTCTCCAGCGGAAACGTTGGGTATGGTGGCCCCGCCGCCGCCTTCATCGTTCGCACCCAGGAAACCGGTCAGATTGTCGCCATCGACATGCGTTACCTCGATCCGGCCGCGAATGGTGGCGTCAAGACGCAAACCCAAGGGGCCAAGGACGGCCACGGCTGGACGGCTGACTGGCGCAAGCTCAAGCGCGCACATCGCGTCGTCGTTGTGGAAAGCGCCGTCAATGCGCTGTCTGTAGATACGTGTGGCATCCCTGGCACCGCGTCGTTCGCCATGCGTGGCATCGGCAACGTCCAACACATCGACTTTTCGTTTCTCCAGGACAAGCAGGTCGTCATCTGTTTCGACAACGATGAACCCATCGAAGAAGGCAAGCCGCGCGCGGGCCACCGCCCCGGCCCCGAGGCTGCGTGGGCACTGCACGAACGCCTGACCGCCATGAACATCAGCGCGATGCTTGTCGACCAGGCGCACTGGTCGGCGGATCTCGCCGACGGATCTACGGAGCACCAGCCGATCAACGACGTGAACGATTACCTGCGCCTGCGTGGCGCGCAGAAGCTTGCCCGAGCGCTGGAAACGCTCGAGCACTGGCTCATTGCCGGCCTCGCCGGTGACGACAAGGTGAAGGGCAAGAAGCGCGTGTTCCTACCGTCGCATGACTTCGCGCAGTACTGGAAATTCAGGGTGCGGCCCGACTTCACCAGCTATGTGTCGAAGATGAATAAGAACGAAGAGACCGAGGTGGAAACTCCGGTCATCAATGACCTGGCCGGCTTTCGTATCGCGTCGCTAAGTCGAGTATCCGTTGCCAGCGCGACGTCGACCATGACCGGAGATCCCGACCAGTCCCCGACCGTCTATTTCGCCGTATCGGTGCAGACGCCGCGCCACGGAGCCAAGCTCATCCGCAAGGTCATGCTCGATGACCAGCTCCACAACGTCGACCAGTGGGGCAAGTTCGGGCCGATCTGGTCGCCGGCGCCGTTCAAGCGCATGGTGAACATTCTCGAGCGCACCGCGCACCTCGGCGCGCGCCACGCGGCCAACTTCGTGGGCCTCGCCTGGCGCGATGGCCAACTCATCGTCAACGAGGGGCCGGACTGCTATTTCACCGAGGCAGACAAACAGTGCCCGTATCACAACCTGACCTTCCCTTCCGGGCCATCCACCGACGCGCGCAAAGTCGTCAATGCGTACCAGGAGACGTTCCGGCAGAACGCAGCGACAATTCCCCTGATTTGGTCGCTCGGGGGGCACCTGAAGGCGCTCCTGGGCTTCTGGCCGCATATGACCGTGCAGGCTGACAAGGGCGCGGGTAAATCGACGCTTATCAAGCGGCTTGAGCGCACGCTCGCCTTCACGATGTTCTCGGGCCAGAGCCTGCAGACCGAATTCCGTCTGCTCACCAGCATCAGCCACACGAGCCATCCGGTCGGATGGGAAGAACTGTCAGCGCGCCGCCAGGACGTCATCGACAAGGCAGTCGGCCTGCTGCAAGAGAACTACCAGTACACGGTGACGCGACGCGGCACCGACATGACCGAATACCTGTTGTCGGCACCCGTCATGCTCGCCGGCGAAGACGTGCCCGTGCGTAGCCTGCTCGGCAAGTTGGTGCGCACCACGTTGACCGGCAAGAAGGGGCCGATGATGCCCGACGATCTTCCGCGGTTCCCGTTGCGCCAGTGGCTCGAATTCCTGGCCAGCCTGAATCGCCTCGAGGTGCTGGCCAAGTACCGCGATCTGCGCGATTACTGTCTGAGCAGAAGCCGTGCAAGCGGTAGCGACGACGGGGCGATGCGCATGGCAGGTAACTATGCGGCCGTGCTGCTCGCATGGGGCTATCTGAGCGAGTTCGCGGGCATGGACCGCGACGAAGGCGGCTTCCCGAAAGATCTGCTGACCGAGATGAACACGCACATCGCCGAGACGAGCGCCGACCGTGAGCCATGGGTCTGGATCATGGAGACCGCGCTTTCCGAGATTGACGCCAGCAACTTCAAACACCCCTACACCTTCGACGACGTCGACGGCGAACCATGCCTACTCGTGCGCACGAGCCACGTCATGGACCACATCGCGCACTCCTCATCGCTGCGCGAGAAATGGAACGGCCTGCCGGTCAAGAGTGACCGCGTGTTCAAGAAGCAGATCCAGTCCGCCGGCGTCATCGTCGGCGAGAAAGAGCAAGAGCGAACGATCCACAACCGCCGCGTCAACTACCTGTCGGCGATCTCGCTCGACCGCATCAAGAACTTCGGCCTGGCCGTGGCCATCCGTAACGACAAGTGAACCCCATAATGATCTCGTACTCCGGCGGTGTCTTGTGCCTCATCACTGGACGCCGCATCGGCCGGCGCATCGTGCTCCGGCACTTCCTCATGATCGCGCTCCAATACCACGATGGCGTCCTGGCCAACTGCGCCTTGCGTCAGCTCGACGGTCTCGCGGGGGCATGGTAATGCCCCGCATCGTTCCATTCGCGGCCGGTACGGCCGCTGTATTCGATCAATCCCCGGCTGCCGGGCCAACGGCCCGCCCGGCGCATGGGACGTCCTACGGGGCGCGTGCCCGGGCGATTCTGGTCGGAGGTACGCGCCTTCAGATGGGTAGCGTGGTCAGCGCGCCTACGTCGACCTTCCTCGACTCCCCCGTACCCCCCGCGAGTGTTAGTCGGCGCGGGGAACTGCCGACCGTGAAGGAGGGGGCCGGCCGGGAGCCGATTTTGCGCAAGGGTACGTCGGGGAGCGCAAATAACTCGTGGATTTTGCCTACCGGTGTCGCTAAGTCATTGATTCCTGAAGCGACATGCCTCACGAGTCGTGGTGCTTTTTCCACGGGTCACCCAATTTTTTCCACGAGTCGTATTTTGCGAGTTTCACCCTGTCTCTATACCTCTCTCTCTCTTAAATTATTGAAGAAGAAAGAGAAAGCAGAGAAGAAAGGGATCGAACGGCGCACAAACCAGCATCCACGAGTCGGGGCATCTTTTCCACGAGTCAGCAAAGCTGCCTATTTTTTAATCCACGAGTTTTACCCCCTTCCACGAGTCGACTCGTGGAAACTCGTGGAAAATATTTCGTTAATATTCAACGAATTAACATTCATTGGCGGCCAATCCACGAATCCACGAGTTGCGCTGCCTGTGGTCACGTCCGCGCAGCAGGTCGAGCGGCAACGGATCGACCGGAAAGCCTCGCTCGTCGGCCGGGTAACGAACGCGTATCCGAGGGAGGTGGCATGAGTCTGCTCGTGACGCCCATATTTCTGACCAAAGACGAGATTCGCGAGATGACCGGTCGTGTCAGATATAAGTCGCAGGCGCTTGTACTTTCGGCGCTCGGGATCGAGCACAAAGTGCGGCCGGACGGCAGCATGCTCGTGCTCCGCGCGCATGTGGAGCAGTCGCTTGGCGGCGTGACCAAAACGCAGACGCGCCAACGCGTCTACGAGATCGATAGGAGCACTCTCTAAATGCCTCGCAAACGTAATAAGGAAAACATGCCGCTACCAGTTCGCTGGCAGTTCACTCACGGTGCTTACTACTACCGGGTGCCACCTGGCCTCGAACGCCTGTGGGATAACAAGAAGCGGTTCCGACTGGGCAAGACCTTGCCGGAAGCCTATAGGGAATGGGCGAACCGCATCGGCTCGCTCGATTCCGCGCGCAATGTTGGCGAGTTGCTGAACCGCTATGCGCTGGAAGTGATCCCGACGAAGGCAAACACAACACAGACGCTTAACCTGCAAGCGCTCAAGAAGCTGCGCGTCACGTTCGGATCATGGCCCCTCAGCGCCGTCGAGCCGCACCACATCTACACCTATGCAGATGCTCGCACGAAGACCGTGAAGACGGCTGACGGTGGAGTGAAGCGAGAGAAGGCATACACCGCAGCGTTGCACGAAATTGAGGTGCTTTCGCACGCATACACGAAAGCTGTCGAGTGGGGCTATATCAAGCGGCATCCATTCGCACACGAGGTGCGCCTCAAGAGCAAGCAGCCACGAGACCGGTACGTTGAGGATTGGGAAATCGCCGAATGCCTCGCCATCGAGCCGAAACGTAAGTTAGGCGGCGTACGGGCGGTGCAAGCATACATCCGAGTGAAAGTGCTGACCGGCCTGTCACGCGGCGATCTGCTGCGCTTAGAACCCGACGAGCATATCCTCGATGACGGCATTCACGTCCAACGGCATAAGACCAAGAACAGCACAGGTAAACGCACGCTGTACCTCTGGAACGACGATCTGCGCGCCGCTGTCGCCGAAGCTCAGGCCGCTCGTCCGGTCGCGACATCACGCTGGCTCTTCTGCACCCGCAAGGGCGAATGCTACGTCAAGGACCACGGGCGCGCGGGCGGATGGGAGTCACTCTGGGGCGATTTCATGGCTCGCGTGATGGCAGAAACGAAGGTGACGATCCCGTTCAGCGAGCATGACATTCGCGCCAAGGCGGCAAGCGATGCCGAGTCGCTCGAGCAAGCGCGTGCCCTGCTATCTCATGCAGACAGCAGAACAACGCAACGCATCTATCGTCGGAAGGCCGAGCGTGTGAATCCGCTCAAGAAACCGGGTTGA